GAATGTAACTTTAATGGAACAAGTACTGTAGCCATAGCAGATAGCAATAATATTGGAAGTCTAACAGACAACGGAACAGGAGATTATCACATTAATCTAACAAATGCCCACTCTAACACCAACTACTCAGTATCTTTAGTAAGTGGAGATTATCACTGTGGACACGATGGTAATGACTCTGCAAGTAGTGTAAACATAGCATCATATAATAGCAGTCATTCTAATGCAGATAGTGCTAGGGTGCATGGACAGACATTTGGAGATTTAGCATAATGGCATCAATACTTAAAGTAAATACATTCACAGGTGCAAGTACAGCAGGGTCAATCGCTGTGACAGGCGAAGGGAATAGCACCACGACTAATCTGCAACAGGGGTTGTGTAAATGTTGGGTAAATTATACAGGTATATCAACAACAGCAGAAAGAGACAGTTTTAATGTAACTTCTTTAACAGATGTAGCAACAGGTAAAACAACTATTACAATAGCTAATGATATGGCTAATGCTAATTATACTGGATTTTTTTATACTAATGCAGATAGTGGCACAGCCTACGACAACTTTTCCAACAGCAATACAGGAGGTATGGGTAGCTTTGCCACAGGTTCTTTTTCAAATGGAGCTTTTGTGAGTGGGTCTGGTTATACGGATTCTTATCAGAATTTAACAGGTATATTTGGAGACTTAGCATGAGCAAAGCAGCAGATTTAGCAAACCTTATAGGCAACATCAACGCAGGTGGTGGTGGAGTAAACAGAAATGTCATCATCAATGGTGCAATGAACGTGGCACAGAGAGGAACGTCAACTACAGGATTGGGTGCTAACACTAGCACAGTGGCAGACAGATACAAAGTCTGTGACAGATGGTCAATAGATGTTGAGGGTACTACAACAGGGCGATACACATTAACGCAAGACAGTTCTGCCCCAAGTGGATTTGCCAATAGTCTTAAACTAGCCTGTACTACAGCAGACACATCTATTGGAGCTGCTGAACTTGTATCCCTTAATCAAATAATTGAAGGTCAAAATTTACAATCCTTTGCTAAAGGAACATCAGATGCAAAACCTTATGCAGTATCTTTTTATGTTAAAGGTAATGCTAGTGCAACTTATGTATGTGAGTTATTTGATGGAGATAACACAAGACACGTTTGTAAAACATTTAGCGTTACAACAGATTGGACACGAGTAGAGTTATCTTTCCCTGCTGATACAACAGGAGCATTTGACGATGACAATGCGGCTAGTTTATATTTACAAATATTCTTACACGCAGGGTCAAACTTTAGCAGTGGTACATTACCTGCAACATGGGCTTCCAAAACAAATGCAAATAGAGCGGCAGGTGGTGGTTCATTCTTTGACAGCACAGACAGAACCTTCTTCATCACAGGTGTTCAGTTAGAAGTAGGGCAGAACCCAACAGAGTTTGAGCATGAGCCTTATGAGAGGACGTTGACTAAGTGTCAGAGGTATTTTTATCAAATAGACCATGCTTCCGATAGAAGATTTGGTATAGATGGTTTGTATTCAAGTGGAACTGGTGCTGAATTAAATGTTATGTTTACACATCCAACATCTATGAGAGCAGCCCCAACTTTAACAGTGGCTAGTTCATTTAGTGGCACTACATCTTTTGATAATGATACACAATTTCTTTATTTGAAAACAAGTAATCATTCATCTGGGAGAGTTGGTGTTGAACTAAACAGTGGCACAACAACAGTAGCTTCGGAGTTATAGTAATGACTGAATATAAAAATGCACAATACCAAAAAGGAATTAAAAGTAACAAAAATAGTTGTATTAAGGTAAATATAAACGGTAGCGATAAAATTTCTTTTGTCCCCCTAGACCCTGCTAACACAGACTACGCAGAAATACTAAAACAAGTAAAGGCAGGTAAACTAACCATAAAGGACGCTGATTAATGACGGATAACGTAATACAAATAAACGGCAAAGACTACAAGACTGACAACTTTAACAAGGAGCAGAACTACATCATTGCTCACATAAAGAACTTACAGTCTAGGAGTAACTCACACAAGTTTGAGCTTGACCAGATGAATGCTGCTCTTACTCATTTCACAAATCTATTAATTGAATCCATAAATAAAGAAGAAGCAAAGACAGACAATAGTGTGCCTATAGGACTGCAGTAATTAATGTTTGACCCCATCACTATATCTGCTAGTCTTGGGATTGCATCCACAGCATTTACAAACATTAAGCGTATGTTTCAGGCAGGGCGAGACTTGGAAGCAATGTCACAGGACTTGTCACGGTGGATGGGAGCAGTCAGTGATGTAGACAACGCACACAAGTCAGCCAAGAACCCAACAATGCTACGTAAGGTGTTTGGTGGTGGCAGTATAGAACAAGAAGCCATTGAAGCATTTACTGCCAAGAAGAAGTTAGAAGAACAGAGGTATGAACTAAAACAGTTTCTAATGTTTACTCACGGTTCAAAATCTTGGGATGACCTACTTGCGATGGAAGGGCAAATCCGTAAGAGAAGACAGAAGGAAGTGTATGATAAACAACAGTTCAGAGAAAAGGTTATAATGTATGTCGCTTTGGCAGTGGTTCTGGTTGTTGGTACTGGTATTCTGGGTGGGTTTGTATACGGTCTTATGGGGTTCGACAGAGGTTGGTGGTAAGTGTGTAAGAAAAGAGGGTGGACAGTACACGTTTGAATACTTATGTGCAGTAGACAAGGACACAATAGTCCTAGCACAGTCAGACAACATCAAACAATGCTTTACCTGCTTCCTCAAAAAGTTCAGTGATTGGACTTGGGAGCAAGAGAAAAGACTAGGCATGAGGGAAGACCCTAAGTATATCACATGCCGTAGATATAAAAGAGTACAAGCTAGAAATGGACAGCAAGTCTGTCTGTACAAAGGTGCAAACGATACATATACACTTGTAGTAGAAGGTCAATGTCCGACTGAGTACCGTTGTAAATATGATCCAAATGGTCAAGAGCCAAACATAGACAGTGTTCTTGACTCAATGAATAAGAGTTTTAAGTAAATGGAAATTGACCCAGTAATGTTTTGGAATTTAATCCTAACCCTTGTAATAGCTCCTGCACTATGGACATTTCGTAACATGATGCTAGAGGTAAAAAGATTAGACATACTTTTAAATAAGACAAGAGAAGAGTACGCATCAAGGGCAGAAGTAAAAGATGAGATGCACGGAGTTATGGAAGCATTACATAGACTAGAAGATAAGCTAGATAGAGTATTAAGTAGGGACGTTAAATGATACCTGAGAATTTACAAGATAGAAACGTAAGACGCTTCAAAGGTTTTACACCACAACAAGTAGCTAAACTCCTAGAGGGCAAAGGCTTTAAGCCTAACAGCAGAGAAGCGGCAGAATATCTTGGAGCTATGGCTGAAAAAGCAGAAGAGATGTTACAAAGAGTTAAACCTGTGGATAGAGGGTTTCAGTACGGAGGAGACGTTGGAGGCTTTGACCCTAAGTCTCGCAAACTATTTGATGCTGCAGTGAAGAGAGTTTCAGGCAATCAACCTCAAACACCGGAGGTACAACGCTATCTTGACAATGTAATAGACACTCGTGGTAAACCCACAATGGTATTCCCTGGCACTGCTGATCCGTTACAAGGGTATCAACAGGGAGGACCTGTGAAAGCCTCAATGGGCATGGTTGTTGATAAAAGTGGAAAGCTTATAGGATACGACTCAGGACCTGCTGTGGTGGACGAGCAAGGAAACTATATGGGTGGTGGAGGTTTAGGTACACCAGGGTTTATGCCTTTGCCAGGAATTGACATGCAAGGCAAACCTATAGAGGGTTATACACCACCACCACCACGAACAGGACCACCTGATTTAAGACAGCAATTTGAAGTAGACAAAAGAATGCCTCAAGGTTCTTTTACAAATGATATGATGGGTGTTGGTATACCTGCTATGCAAAACCCAAGAGGAACTAAGGAATATGTACCTCCTGCAGGTGTTACGGTTGCAGGGGGGACTGCACAAGATCAACAAATAGAAGAATATGCACAGGACTTATTAAGAAGATCCTCCATAGGAAGAGGCTTATCACCACAAGACGCTTTAATAGAAGCTAGAAAAGAAGCACAGAAGGTTTTCACACAACAAGCCACACAACAATTTCCTGACTTTACAGGTGCTCCCACAACACATAATGACATGAGGATTCCTGACAATTACATTGGTATACCTCCATTCGGCAACAGAAGAGATCCACTACCTGACACAGGTAATCCTATCGAACAGAAAACATCTTTGAATACAGCACAGGCTAACCTTGCTACTGCAGAGAAAGAGTTGAGCAACCTACAGCAACAACTAGCGACTATCCCTCTAGAGGATGAAGCAAAAAGAAATGCTATAGTAGAGCAGATAAATCAACAACAGCCTAAGATAACTGCTGCAAAATCTGCCCTTGCTAGTGCCTCACAACAGTTTCAAACAGTAGCCGTGCCAACTGCAGCCGAAGCTGTAGGGTCAACTGTAACAACACCACAAGATGTCATAACACGACAGCCTGTAGACAAGATAGTTGAGGACGCAGGACAAACTATAACTGCAGGTACAGGGAAGCTTACAGGTGAAATCTCTCCAACAACAACAACAGGTATAACTGCAACTGCTGAAGGTGTTGGTGTGTCTCCTGCCGCCTTGTCTGATGTAACAACAACAGTAAAGGACGTTAGAGCATACACACCACAAGAACGCTTTGGCACTATATCTCAAGATGCTGTCATAAAAGCACAACAGATTGCTACAGAAGATCTTAACGTAAGAGATGTTGAGGCAGCTCAGGGTACAGGGCAACAGATTATATCTCCTTCTAAGAGAGCTTTACAACAAGGAGAGCTTGTGTCAGGGGCAGCTAATGCAGAGCAGTCAGCGCAATTCTTAGAAGGTATTGAGGCAGCCACAGGAGCACCGTCTTCAGCCGCCACAGTACAAGGACAGCTTACTAACCTTATGTCTGACTTTGAGGGAGGCAAGCCTCCCCCTTGGGCAGCAGGAGCAATGCGACAAGCCACAGCTATTATGGCACAAAGAGGTTTGGCGGCTAGTTCTATGGCAGGACAAGCTATAGTACAGGCGGCTATGGAGAGTGCTTTACCAATAGCTATGCAGGATGCTCAGACTGTAGCTTCCTTTGAGGCACAGAACCTCAGTAACAGACAGCAACGTGCTATGCTTGCGGCTCAACAAAGAGCTACGTTTCTTGGCATGGAGTTTGACCAAACATTTCAAGCAAGGGTGCAGAACGCTTCTAAGATATCAGACATTGCTAACCTTAACTTCTCTGCAGAACAACAGATAGCATTAGAGAACGCACAGCTTGCTCAGACAATGGACTTAGCTAACTTGAGTAACAAACAAGCTGTTGTTATGACTCAGGCGGCTACAATAGCTCAAGCTGATTTAGCTAACTTAAATAATAGACAACAGGCGGCTGTTCAAAACGCACAGAACTTCTTACAGATGGACTTCCGTAACTTAGATATAACACAACAGAATGATATGTTTAAGAGTCAGTCTGTTATACAGAGTTTGTTTACAGACGCTTCAGCACAAAACGCTTCGTCACAGTTTAACGCAACAAGTCAAAACCAAACTAATCAGTTCTTTGCAAACTTAAAGACACAAGTTGGACAATTCAACTCAAGTCAAACTAACGCAATGACACAGTATAATGTCGGACAGACTAATGCGTTAGAACAGTTTAAGCAACAGGTTAAAAATCAAAGAGAACAGTTTAATGCTCAGAATGCTCTTGTTATAGCACAGGCTAACGCACAGTGGCGACAGCAGTTAGCTACAGTGAACAATGCGTCTCTCAATGATGCAAACAGACAGAACGCACTACAGGCTAATGGACTGACACAAAAAGGTCTTGACGAGATATGGCAGAAAGAAAGAGACTTGATGGCATATGCTTTTGCTACAGCAGAGAGTGCAGCAGAAAGGCGAAACAAGTTGTTACTACAAGAACTAGACGCAGAAGGTAAATCAGACTCTGCTTTTTCTAGTGCGTTGGGTACGCTTGGTGGTGCAATAATTAACGGTGTATTTGGATTATTTTAATGGCAACTTCAGACTACAAAAACGCATTAACAAACATGAGAAACTTTATACTTGGTGGAGGGTACGTTGCAGGTACGCTGTCAGGTAAAAACATAAATCCTGAAACAGGAGAAAGACGACAAGCAATAGACGCTATTATGGCACGATCTCCTACTCCAAAGGATACACAAAATATAATGGAATCAATGGAGCTTGGTGACGAAATAAAAGCTCTTAACAAAATATACGAACTACAGAAAGCAACACAAGACTTAGAAAAGGAAGATGTAGAGACTTATGTTGTGCGTCCTGGCGACACGATTACAGACGTAATAGAAAGAACAGGCATGTCTTTTGCTGAGTTTTCGGCTCTAAACAAGGGAGTGACAGATTTAGACTCAGGTGATAGAATACAAGTAGTACAACGTGAGGTAGAAGTAGCATGATAGAAGCAAGATTTGAAGCACCTATACCAGGACAATCGCTTACAGGCGAACCTAAACAATATCCTTGGGAGACTGCTCCTGAGATAGACAAGGTAGGGGATGTTATAAACTTTTATATAGATAAGCTGTCCTCACAAGAAGTTATGGACGATTTGTTTATAGCTCTTGACGAAGGTTTCCCTTTAAACATCCTTGTTAAGAGTATCCTAACAACAGGTGTTATGGAAGGGATGCACACTATTGATGTTAGTATGATTGTTGCTCCTGTGCTACACGAGTACATATTAGGTGCGGCTAGAATGCAAGGTGTAAAAGTTAAGGAAAGACCGGAAACTAAAGACGAACAGCTTTCAGAAAAAGAAAAGAAAGCCTTAGCTTCTACAGTCGAAAGAAGTCTTGAGATGTCACCTGATAAAGACATGGGTAGAGAGCTACTAGAGGAGGCACTAGAGTTTGTTCAAAGCGATACATCAGAAACAGAACAGCCTAGTCTTGAAGAAAATGTAGAAGAGCCTATGCCTGAAGAAAAACCAATGGGACTGATGAGTAGAAGGGGTGTAGAAGATGGGGTTTGATGCAAAAGCATTTGCTGCGGCTTTTGCCACTGAAATAGCAGGTGGTATTAAGGAGAGAACAGCCGAAGCAAAAGAGTACAGAGAAAAAGAAGAAGCAAAAGCTGAGAGAAACCTTACCGTATTTCAAAAGAGAATGGGGCAAAAAGATGCCGTTATGACATATGCACAGACGTTAAAGGGTTTAGGTGCATCTCCTGCTCAGATAATGTTTTATGCTAAAGATGGTCCTGCCGTGCTCAAGTCTATCCACGATATTGTGCGAGATAAAGCTGAGAATTACAAAACACTTACGGGTAAAAAGCTTAGTAAAGAAGCTATTGGAGAAATAATGGAAATACCTCAAGGATTTGAAGAAGCTTCATCTAAATACGACAGTGTAGCAGATTTCCTTGACGCAGGATATAGGCTATCTAAAGACAATGATGCTTTTGAAAAGCCTGAGAACGAAGAAATTATGAAGGGTAATTGGCTTCTAGGCATAATGGGTGTCGGAGCTAAAGAGAGAATGAAGAGAAAGCTTGAGACAGAGACGTTTATAGGTGATACAACCATAGGACAACTGAACAGGATAGCAGCACAAAAGGATTTTACGGATGTGTTTGGTGGCGAGTTTGCTAGAGCCTCTTTAGATACAACTAGAGGTCCTCGTATATTAGATAGAGATGAAGTATCCGATGTACTAGACGTAACAGAGGCTCAGTATACTAAGAACATATCTGGTAATTTAGGTATGGCAAATCTTACAGAATTTCTACAAAGAGAACTAGGCAGTAGTGAAGTATCTAGGATTGCAACAGATATATTTGGTGCTTTGGATGACACAGATAAAGAAGTAGAACTTTCCTCAGACCATCAAAAATATCTTAAAAAGTTTAAAGAAAAAATGAGATACAATGCTTTTATAAAATCGTCAGAGGGCATGAATCTACAACCAAGCGAAATTGCATATTTTGGACGAGAGTATGACGATATATATAAAAGATTCTCAGGAGAAGGGCAAAACACAGCAGGTCAACAACAGCAGACGCAAAAAAAAGTTAGCACTGTTCCTCCTGCCGCTATAGACTTTCTTATAAGTTCAGGAGAACTAGATCAGTTTATTGATAAGTACAAAGTAGAAAATTTGCCTAAAACAGGAATCCCTAAAAGACCTACAGTAAATGACTTTGAAATAAAAGGATGGGATAGCCTTTGGGGTAGATACTACAACGCAGACGGAACACTTAAGTAATGGCTAATGTATTCGATCAGTTTGATGAAGAGAGTACAACACTTAAGGGTAACGTATTTGATAAGTTTGATAGGGAAGTAGAAGAAAAAGAAGACAACACTATTCCTGTCATTGACAAGAACTTAAAGGTTGATGATATTGTTAACACAACGTCTTACGTAGACTCCATAAGAGACTACATGGTTGATAGAAAAGGTAAGCAGTATTTATCAAAAGATAAAGAAGACGTTGTCGATGATTTTATTGCTCACATGAGATACTTTAATACTAACGAGGCGTTTACTATAGACGAAGCTCGTTATGTATCTATGGCAGATGCCGATGCAAAAGCAAGAGCAGGTGAAGCCTACAAGGTATACGACAAATTAGGCAACGTGTTTGTTAATGATGGACTATATGGGGCTGTAAGTGGTGTCGGAGACTACCTTGGTGCTATTGCAAGCTCTCCCTCAACCTATTTTGGCTTTGGTATTGGCAAAGGTCTAGCTCTAGTAGGAGGTAAGGTAGGAGCTAAGGCTGTCAAGACTGCAGCTATGAACGCTGTTAAAGAAACGCTAAAAAGAGAGGGTATATCTAAAGCACAAAAGAAAGTATTAGCTAGAAAAGCTTATGATGATGTCGTAAAGAAAGCTGTTAGACAAAGAACTAAGTTGAACATAGGATTAACAGGGATAGCTGACGCTAGTGTAGCAGGGTATCAAGACTTTACTTTACAAAAAGATATAGAAATGGCAACAGGGGCTAGAGAGGACTTTAGTTATTTTCAAACAGGCTTTTCTGTTCTTGGCTCAGGACTAGGCACAGGGCTATCCATATACGGTGCTACCAAGATACCTGCAGGGAATCAAAGAGGGCTGTCAGGAAGTGTTGCTAACAAGATTGCTAACGCTAATAAAGCTAAAGCAAAGGAAATGTCTAGCAAGAACAAGAAGGGGTACAACGAAGAGTACCTGAAGAGAATAAAAGAACTATCAAAAGTAGACTATACCGGCTTTGAAGAAATGGTTAACGCAGGTAAGAAACAGGGAGATGACATACTATACGCAGATGTATTAAACTTTGTATTTGGAAAAAAACCTGTTGAGCTAGACAAAGCACCTGTAGATAAAACATTACTAGGCAGTGGACTTCCTGCTCCCAAGTTAAGACCTGATGAAAGTGTACAGGTAGGACTATCAGAAGACATAGTTAGTATGGCTGAAAAAGCAGGAGCTAAGTTTAAACCTAACATGAACAATGCTCAGAAGTTTGCAAAAGCTATAGGTTTTTTAGATGACGAAACATTAGAGCAAGTAACAAAGATTGTACAAGATAAATTTGGTATTAGCTTGGGCAGAGTTGCTGACGAGTTTTTTAGAACAAACTTGAGTAATAGGATAGCAAGATCTATAAACGAGGGTTCTAACATACTTCGTTCTGTGCAACGATCCGAAAACACCTTAGACAAAGCTTTGATAGAAGGCACAGTGCGATCTTTAAATGAGAGAGTAAGCGTGACTGATCCTAAACTTGGTAAGGGAGGTAGACTAGACTACATACAAAATATATGGAAGCGCCTTCTCGTATCTGCTCCTGCTACAACAGCAGCAAACGTCTTTGGTTTTGGACAATACTATCTTGCTAACTCTGTGGCAGAAGTTTTACAGGGAGGTATGTATCTATTAGGTGGCGATACACAAAAAGCTAGTGCAATGTTTAGAATACAGGGCAGAAAGTTTTTAAATTTATTAGATCCATATAGCACACTTGACAACTATGAACAATTACTCAAAACAGACGACAGATTAGGTAAACTTCTTAAAGAGACACTTGCAGGGGGTATTGAAAAAACAGCCAAGCGTTTTGACTTTGACCCTGAAGGCAAGGCTTTCAGGACAACAGAAAAAGGTGTAAATCTTGCTCAAACTATATCTCTTGTTAACCTACAAGACAGTTTAACAAAGAGTCAAATGTTTATGACAAGCGTAGATAAGTACCTTAGATTGCTTAAAGGCAAGAAGTTTCAAGAGGTACTAGAAGAGGGCAATTTATTAGACCTTGATGAAGAGGTTATGGGTAGGGCATTAAGTGACACAATGAAGTCTGTGTTCTCTGAGGACTACACAAAGAGTAAAAGTTTTGGAGGATTAGCAGGTAACTTTGCTAAGATAGTTGAGCAAGCGTCTAACACGCCAGGCGTAGGATTTGTGTTGCCCTTCGGTAGATTTATGAACAACGTCATGGCTACAGCGTATCAGTGGAATCCTATTACAGGTGGAATGGAATCTGCTGTGGCTCTTATGAAGGGAAGAAAAATGGACGCAATGGAAGCGTTCTCTAAAGCAACTGTCGGAACTGCTGCTATTACTACTGCTATTTACTATCAAGATGAACAACAGAAAAAAGGTTACAATTGGAATGAGCTAGAAACAGGCACAGGGGAAGTAATTGATACAACAAACACGTTCCCACTATCGTTGCTTATGATAGCAGGTAGGGTAGGTGCTAGAATGATGAATGGTGAAACGGTAGACGCAGATTTAATCCAAGCGTTTAATCAACAGATAGCTATTGGTCAGGCAGCAACAGATGTTCAGTTTGGTAATGACATATCAAGGATACTTACACTGGCATTTAACTCTGATCCTGATTTTAAAGGTAGACTACCTACCATGTTTGAAGGAGCTATGTCAACTTTAGGTAATGTAGGAGCAGGATTTACTAGACCACTATCCCTGTTAAACACTTTGACAGGATATGCTATTCAAGAAACAACACCTTACGATATCACACCTCTAATAGACAGAAGACAAGCAAGAGGTGGTTTTGAAAAGTTTTCTCTTAACAGTTCTAGATATGTAGATAATATTATAGAGGGCATACTTAGTGTAGTTAACGGAGAGACAACGCTTATCGGAGAAGAGAAGAGGGTTGCATCAAGAGAGGGAAGTGTGTTTGATCCTAGTCCCTATAGGTCTTCTACAGGACAAAGAGTAAAACAACCACGCACATTTGCTAACATAGTGTTTGGTATGGTGGATAAGCCTGAGTGGAAAACAGGAATGTATACAGGTATACCTGAGTTTGACAACTTTGCTAATCAGGTATTAGCACCCTTGATAGAAAGTGAAGCAGAGCTTCTACTTAAAGATGAAAGTTTTATCAAAGGCAATGCTGACAGGAAGAGAGCTAAGGTAAACAAGATGATGCAAGATGTAAAAGGAAGACTTAGTAAGTATCTGACTGTTGTGCCTAAAAGCGAACAGGGAATACTGTATAGAAGAAAAAAGATTGATGGTAAACCTAAAGCTCAACTAAAAAGAGCAAGAGAAATTACAGGTATAAAAGGTATAGACATAAGAGACATGACAGACCATGAGCTATCACAGATAGAAAGTGCTCTTACGTTTATATCTTTAGAAGATTAAGTAAAAAAAGGGGAGACTAAGCTCCCCCTCTAAGTTAATACCATTTGGTATAAAGTTTAAATGGATCTGATGTCCATGAAGACGCATAGCTTGTAACTCCTAGAGCCTTTAGCTCTTCTCTTACAGCTTCATCGGCAGACTTACGTGCTTCCATAGCAGATTTAAGACCTGCCATTTTTCTTTCACGATAAACCTTTTTCATATCTATGAGTTGCTCTTCCAACTCCTTGATTTGCTTTGCCATATCTTCAAGACTTATTTCACTTTCCATATTTACCTCCGTTTTTTTGAAAGCCTTTTCTGCTTCTCTTCGTGCTGAAGTCATGTTGCCACTCCAAGTTTTTATAATACGCAGTATTAAAACCACGATCCCATTCTTTAGAAGCTACACTTCCAGGGTGAAAAGGATTACCCCTCAGCATCTTCGTTCCCTCACAAAGTTTACCTTTTACAAAGATGCTGTATCCCTGCTCAAATGGTTTCATCATCACTCCCAAAGTGTATCTTATCAGAACAAGCAACTATTAAAACTTGACTATTAGGATAGACTTTATTCAGATGTTTCTTTAGTGTACTACTTATTAGTTCTCCATTACTAGCTATGTAATCAGTGCAGTCTTTGTGACTCTTAAAAGTGCCACCTTTGTATTGTAAGTTTTCCACCTGACCATTGAATAGTATTGTTGCGAATATAATTACAAGTTTCATATCAGCTACCTATGTCCACTATTTCACACGAGTCACCGGAACAAGCAAAGGTTTGAGAGGACTGCGTGTTATCCTCCTTCTCATAACTCTTAAACTTGTCCCAATCTATATGTCCGAATTTACTGCTAAATGTATTGTATACGTCTTCTGTGCATTCTTGATAGGGTGCTTGCTGATAAGTATGATCGGAGTGTGGTAAGAACGATACACCTGACATCTCGTCAAAGTGCTCGAACACAAATGCACCTACTTCCATCCACTCGTCATCCCTTACAGAAACCGTCACAGAGGGCTTGTGCTCACACCAATGCCTCTGATATATGAGCCATGTCTCTAGCTGTTCTATGGCTGTCATATCGTCCCTCATAACAGATTTTCTAGGAGACTTCATAGGAAAGCTAAAGACAGTTTGTGTATCAGGCTTCATCACATCAGGCTCGTTAGGTATTGCACTGTCAATCATAAACTGTGTTAAAGGATCTTTGTTATCGCCTCTAACAGTGCGAACATAATAAGAACTATGACGAGGATGAATGCCACTACTTGAATCAACAAGCTGACTGACTGTCCCACTAGGTTTGACACAGGTGATAGCAGTGCTTTGTGGTATGCCGAATATTGCTGACCACTCTTTGTTTGTTTCGACTGCAATTTCTCTGAGTGATTCGAGTGTTCTTTCGAGTCCATGTTTCTGTCCACTTGTTAATGGGTTATCCATTATACCTGTAAGGCTAACACCAAGAAGTCTCTCTTGCTCAGTGTTATCTTTCCACACCTTACGAAGATAAGGAAACTTTGTAAGAGTAGCTTGTGCTGTACCAAGTATTGTTGCCAACATAACCTTCCTCTTCAAATCATCGAACTTATCCTTCTCTCGTATTACAACCTCTGTAAGGTTACAGAACTGATAAGGTCTAAGTATGATTTCACTGCAGGGATTAGTGCCGAACTCATGGTCAGGATCTCTTCTGCCAAACTTCTTTGCCTGTTCCTTTGCAGATATTCTATTGAATATGCCACGTTCCCCTGACTTTGACTCAACAAGAGATACCCACTCACGCAGGAATGTTTCCCCATCAGGCTTGTCAGTGTAGCACACAGAGTTGTTAGCGAGTGCCATCTGTGGTGCTGTCTCCCACCATTGCCCTGACTTAGCGTGTCGCATACGTCCATCAGATAGATTAGACAAACTTATCATAGCAGAACGTCTGACACCACCTGACACGACAACTTCTCCAACTTTACACATTAAGTTATGACAGTCGTAGCTTGATAGCTTACGTCCCTGATTGTGTTTGAATAAGGATACAGTGAAGTTAAAAAGATCAACCAAAGGAGCAGGACCACTAGCTCTACCACCAAATATCTTTAATCTAGAACCTGCAGGTCTAACATCAGATACGTCCCAAGTAGGAATCTCACCCATATACAGGTGTCCTATGAGCTTACGCAAAGACTTTGCCCAACCTTCCTTACTGTCTTGTACCTTTATAACTGTATCTACCTGTTCCAATCCTTCAGGTATGTCAGGTAGTTTGCTAACATACTGTCTCTCAACAGAAAAGCCTACACCTGTACCACACAATAGTATATACATAGCCTCGTCAAAAGACTTAGGATCATCTACAGGCAGGTAACTACAGTTGTACCCTGCAGTATTATCTCTCTCAAGGGCAAGACCTGCTGTCATTAGTGACCTCATAGAGGGCATAACTTCTAGCTTTGTTATAGCGTCTTTTAGTTGAGGTATAGGTAGGTGTCCTTTTACCTTTAACGACATAAAGTCTACATATCTATTTACTGTTTCTTCCCAAGTTTCTCTCCTGTTTTCATTTGGCAACCATCTAGCATACCTAGAGACTGCTATAAATTTTTGATAATCATTCATACCTTTGTCACCTTTATGTTGTTAACTTCAATGTCGTCCATATCATAGAGAAGATCTTTAATAATATCAGACATAACCTTCTCACCTTCTGTCTTTTTAGAGGCTGTGTCACAGGTCACAGGCAAGTGACTAGACTCGTCATCTATCTCAACCTCTGCTACTATCTTAAACTTCATCCTAACATACTCCTGTTATCTATGTCCCTAATCATGGCTTTTAAATACCACTCAGCCTTCCTCAAATCTTCAATACCATTCTTGTATCGCCAACGATGAAGATATTTTATCACATTGCCCTGACAATAGGAAGAATACTCTTCACCTAATTGTTGTCGAATATAGTCTATACACTCCATACCACCATTGTTGTAGTGTGGAGGGCTATTTACTGTGTCTACTTCCACTTGTTCAGTGTTCCTAGTTGTATTCGTTTCTTCTTCTCTGTCAACCATTTTTTAGGTATCTCCTTCTCTGTCCATTTAAATCCATACTTGTCACACCAATCACAATATCTAGTCGTTGAACCTTTGTTAATATAATTGTACGCATTTTGAAACAGAAAGCGTATGTCTAGATCAGGGTACTGCTCTTGTACTAGCAAATGTTTTACCCTATCTTTTGGTCTGAACCATCCCTTCGCTTCAATAATAATACCATTGTTAAGAACAAAGTCAGGCTTGTACAACCTGAACATCTGTACGGCATACTTGATTGACATCTTTTCATATCGAATCCTTTGTTTAAGAAGACGCAAATCTTTTGCTACGTCTTCCTCAAACTTACTTCTAAACTTTAACTTCGGCATTAGCAAGTTCCACATAGTTTACAAGTGGAGGATTGCTAGACTTAGATACCTTAGAAGGTAAGACCTGTAGGTTATCCCAACACGCTTCCCTGTAGTTACAGAAGCTACACTCAATACCTAACTTCTTATTACCACTAGGTTTCCCATAATAGGTTTCCTCCACAGGCTCGTAGCACCTCTCAAAAGGTTCGTCATTCTCTACGTAAGATATAGTATCCTCTATCTTCTTGTACTCAGACTCCATATCAACACCATTGGCACTAACATATTTAAAGCTACCATTGGCTTTGTTGATTGCCCACCAACCACCAACAGGTACACCCTTAGCTTTAGCATAACCAACAAGCTGTGCTACATAACCAAAACTATCTTTACTCTGTAGTGTCGCAAAGTCTGTAAACTTATTCTCATATGCCCAAGGCGAGGTTGACTTAACATCATCTACTTTACCATTTAAAACCAGGTCATACGTCCCTTCTACCTTCTTGTGTTTTGTTTCCAATTCTACGTGCTCACTGTCCTCGAAATCAACCTTTGATGCTCTGAGTAAGCCTTTGAATACAGCTTCTACTATGTCTCCAAGTATCATGTTTATTACAAAGTACGGTGAGTCAGCTAACCTAGACTCAGGAGAGTTCTTTTCAAACCACAGTTGACATCTCTTACGTCCAATGTTTGACATGCGAAGTTTGAATTTTCTTTTCTCCCCTGAGAATTGGCGAGACACAGCTTCCTTTACATCCTTAGCTATGAGGTCAGTAATAGCTTCATCCATACTTGCTTTACCAAGCATGACGTTCTGTAAGAAAGAGTGAATCGCCACTTCTGCAGGATGGTTCATCTACTCGTCAATCTCAACTACGTTAGCAACTATCTCAGTTTCATCATCAGACAGTTCGTCAGGTCTGCGATGCTCCTCCCACTTGCTCATTGTGATTGAGTTCATAGACTCTACCCACTCAACAAAGTTATTCAACACCTCTTGATCGTCTGTGGTGATCTCTACTTCTTTGCCTAGCTTCACTTTAACAACACCGTAAGTTGCTCCACTAGGAATACTCTTTACTTCAGACGACATGTGTATAAGATGCTGAATGGGAAGCCTGTTCTTCCTTTGTATCTGATTAAAAATATCAGTCGTAGCCTTGAAGCTATCTCTGTTTTTAATCCTCATAAGGAATGGGAACTCTTTAACCTTAACTGCTTTACCATTGGCATCCTTAGGCTTGTCGAGTGTACACAGACCAAACAGGATCTTGAACCTATCAGTTGATCGCATAAGGTCTTGTGTTTCTTGTGGCAACGAGTTGAAGTCCTTAACGTAGCCTGATGGTCTACCACAGTTGAACCCACCGTAGTTATCCTTCAAGTCTCCATTTAAAGACGTTGCCATTACAGTACGCAACATCCGTCCCTCACCACCATCAGGTTTCTGATAGTGCTTGTCATACCTTTGGAATTGAAACCGTTGCATGAATGGACGTATGGTTAACGTATCACTGTAATATACAGTATCATCAGGAAGGGTAACAGAGTAAGCTCCTGCCTTGACGATGGCAACTTCCATAGTCTCACCATCGACTTCCTTCGTACCCATCACATTCTGATGAACTTGTTTAATCTCTGCTAAAGCTGATGTGCTCTTCGCAGGTGTGTTTGAAATCCCCATTAGTTCTGCAAGATCTGAAGGGGAATTACTTATAAGTGCTATATTATTATCCACTTTTTATATACTCCTTGTATTTAATTTCCGAATT